AAATCACTTATTAAAGATTAACAGTATTAATTTGGATGATTACTCATTCATTCCAGGTGCAAAACACTTGATGATGCATGTAGAAGGTGAACCAATTGACGGTTTCCAAGGTTTTCTAGTTGATAAAGATGATGAAAGCAAAGGACACTATGCTGGTCAAATAGGTAGAGTAAAAGCAAGTCAATATGCTTTTGCAGATGGAGAAACAAAAACTGGTATCAAGATTCAGAGAGATAGATCTATCATGATGTTCATGCAGAATTTATGTAAAACTCTTGGAATCAATGACTGGTTTGTTGCTCAAGATAATTTGCATGACACAATTGAAGACTTGATCAAAGCATTCAATAATACTGCACCATTCAAAGATATATATCTTGACTTCTGTGTTGCTGGTAAAGAGTATGTAGGTAAAACAGGTTATACAAATTATGATTTGTTCTTGCCAAAATCTGACAAAGGTAGATATTCATTTGGTGAAGAAGCTGGAGGCAAAGTATTAGCTTATGATGAGAAAATACATATGGTTAAAGCCAAAACAACTGAAGTTAATAACTTTGGAGATGATGATGAGGATCTTAGCATTCCATCTAAAACATCTTCTGACTTTTCACTTGATTAACAAATAGTTAGTTATAGGGGAGTCAGTGATGGCTCCCCTTTTATTATTAATTAAGGTGCTATGATTTCAACAAAAAATTTAATTTCATCCATACTGGATGTCCCTGTTGAGTGGGTTTTTGAATATTATCTTAATCTGAGTGAAAGTTTAAACGGACAAGACATAAAAATCTTATCTGTATTTAATGCAAAAGATAAAGTACCTTCAATGTGCGTGTATCATCATAATGGAACTTATAGGTTCAAAGATTTTTCTTCAGGATTTCAAGGAGAGAATGTTGAACTTGTGCAATGCATGTTTAAGTTACAACACCGCTGGGAAGCAGCAAATAAAATAACTTGTGACTATCAAGACTATGTTACAAGCAATCAACAAAGATTTGTAGGAGGAACAATAAGTCAAGACAGATACAAAGTTGTTGACTATGAGATGAGACATTGGCAGACGCATGATCAGAAATACTGGAGTAGATTTCATATTGGATCTAAAATGCTTGAGTTCTACAATGTTGTACCATTATCATATTATGTAATGGAAAAGATTCAGGTTGACGGCCAAGTAAAATCTTTCAAGCATGCAAATGGTTATATCTATGGGTATTTTAAAAATGATGGTACTTTGTACAAGATTTATAAACCTATGGATAAAGATAGAAAGTTTACAAAAGTTCAAAATTATATTCAGGGTTCAGAACAATTAACATTTGATAAGAAATATCTGGTAGTCACATCTTCCTTAAAGGATTTAATGACATTCAGAAAACTTCAGATAAAAGATGTTGAGGTAATAGCTCCAGATAGTGAGAACAGTATGCTTGCTGAAACTACTATGTCTAAATTAATCCGTCAGTATAAAAAGATTTTTGTAATCTTTGACAATGATGAACCAGGTATTGTTGCTGCACAAAGATATCATACAAAGTATAATATTCCTTATGTAGTTCTTCCATTAGAAAAGGATATTGCAGATTCTGTTGAAGTACATGGTATAGAAAAAACTAGAGATTTATTACTAACCCTATTAAAACAAGCATTATGAGTTGGCTATATAAAGGCAAAGAGTTTTCAGATTCTATGATTCCTGAAAATGGTGTAGGTTTTATCTATAGTATGACTGCTATTATAGATGGTAAGTCTGTTGCATATATTGGTAAGAAGAATTTCTTTGCCAACATCAAAAGACCTTTGGGTAAGAAAGCTTTGGCTATGAGTACTGACAAAAGACTCAAGAAATATACTAGAGTGATTAAACCTGATTACATGAATTACTATAGTAGTAACAAAACTCTTAAAGATGCTCACAAAGCAGGTGTTGTTATTAAGAGAGAGATATTAATGATATGCTATTCTCAAATGGAGTTAACATATCAGGAAGTAAAGCATCAGTTTAAATATGAAGTGCTTGAAAAAGAAAATTATTTAAATGCCAATATTCTTGGCAGATTTTACAAAACAAAATAATTATGAGAAAATTTTATGACTATAGAGGTTTGCCACCAGCAGATGCTCAAAAATATCCTATAGAGGGTAGAGTAATATTAAAAAGTAAAAAGTATTGGTTGTGTTGGATTTATAAAGATGACAATTGTTTTTATGAAAAACAAAAACTAAACAAAGGATTTATTGTAGCTCCTAGAACTATTTACTTATATGATATTTATATTGCTACTTCTTTTTGGAATGCTTTAAAGTATTTTATAAAAGTAAGTTTTAAGAAAAAAACAAAATAATCATGAGTAATAATAGACATGTATGGGAAGGTTGGACAGTAATGAATTTTATTGATGAATTAGAGCCAACATTTAACGTGATTATGAATAATAACTCTTGGCAAAAGCCATTTAAGAGTAAAGAGGAAGTGAAAGCTTGGTGTAAGGATAACCAACCTTATTACAAGAAACATATTCCTGAAGTAACAAAATATTTTATTCAAAAAGCAGGATTATGAAATCACAAAAATGTGTTATTAGATTGCACGGAATTTCACGTGAAATTCTCACTGGAGAGTTTGATAGCATTGCAGCAGCAAAGCGTTGGATTCAAGTTTGTTGGGATAGACCTTATACAATTGTAAAAATAAAAAAATTATGAAAATAGCAATGTACGACCTAGAGGGTCACTTATTAGAAGTTTTTGAAAAAGATACAGTTAGAGATTTAGAAATACAATTAAACACTCCAAAAGGGGGCATCAACAATTGTATAATAGGACATTCCATCAAGGCAATTAATATGCAATTTAGGAGATATTCAGAAAAGGCTAAAGTTTGCAATAGAATTGGAGACGTAACAAATATCCCAAAAAAATCTTTTCTTTTGCCGGTTTCAAAATATTATAACGGTAGTTTTATTTGTACTTATGAAAGTGCCACAGTGGCAGCTGAAAAAAATAATTTAGACACTTCAAATATTAGTAGATGCTTAAAAGATAGTAAAGGCACAGCTGGAGGATTTGAATGGAAATATGCAAATTAAAACAAAATAATTATGACAGAAAATGAAATGACAGGCCTTCTATTACAGTTGGCTGACCTTGGTGTGACTGGTATTAGAGTACACTATGAAGGTGAAGGAGACAGTGGTGCAATTGAAAATACAAATTATACCACTGTAGAAATTAATGAACCATCTGATGTTTTGGATAATGTAGATTCTTGGTCTCAAGATCATCTTCTTGAAGATTTAAATAGTAATCTTGCTGAGTCTATAAATGACTGGGTTAATGAAAAACTACTTAATAGTATTGAAGATTGGTATAATAATGAAGGTGGTAATGGAAATGTTTGCATCTGTGTACCGTCCGGTAAATATTGTATTTATAATAACATTAGAATTACAGAATGGGAAGAGTATACTCATGATGGTAATCTAATTGATAAAACTTTAGAGTAATGGCTCATCCTTTAGAACACTGTAAATCCTCAATAAAAAAATGGGGTGGAGAATGGAGTGATTACATTGCAATACATAATTGGTTTGATGAAACTAAAAAATGGATTGGTCATAGTAAACACAGAATGTTTAGACATCATAGTGAAGGTATATTTGAATGTGAAAAGGTATTTGGAATGTCTTTTGTCAACACAGATGGTAAAACTGTATACACAAGATATGTTGCTGAACAACATGTAAAAGAAGATTGTAATGGGTATATCCCAACTGCAAAAGAATGGGTTACAATGATAGAGTCTGGTAAACCTGAATTATGGGCAATTAAAACTTTAAAAATTGAAGACTGATGGAAAATGTAACAAATATAACACATGAAAGTTTATTAGAAAACAATTGGAAATCTGAGGATATAAAAAATCAAAAGTATATACATGCATTTTATCCGGATTTAACAGTGTTTCTAAGTAAAGATTATGGTATTGATAATAACTATATGATAAAATTATTGTCAAATCCAGATCTTGGAGAAAATGTTAGTTTTAATATAAACTGTATCACTATTAATGATTTAAAAGTACTTGAGCGTTTAATTCATAAACTAAGTGCTGTAGGTTTAATTAAAAGAATATTAATAAGTTATTAAATTGAAGACTAATGACAGAAGAAAGAAAAGAAGAATGGTATTCTAAAATTAGAGAAGCTTCTGCTATCTGGTTTGAACAACATCCTGATTATAATGCTGCATTTAATTATTATGATTCAGGTGAAGTAACAATTCCAAATGATCCTGAATACTACAGAGTACCTATGGCAATGTGGAAAGAGTATCATGAAGAATTGTATAACACTAAAATTGATTAAGATGGAAAACGGAAAACAAGGAGCATTTAGCTCAGTTGATTTAGATAATCAACATTTTCAAGTAGGTCTAACAAAGCGTGAGTATTTTGCTGGATTGGCAATGCAGGGATTAATGAGTAATCCTGAGTTTATTAAAGTAGGTACTTTTGATTTTAAATACAATAAAACTGCAGAAAGAGTAAGTTCTATTTCTATTAAGGTAGCTGATGAACTTTTAAAACAAATAGAGATATAATGACAAAAGTTAAATTAAACAAAGAAGAGACAAAGAATCTTTTAAATATGATTTCTTCAACTGATGTAGAAAATGCAACAGTTGCTTTTCAAGTATTAGAGAACTCTGATTTAAAAGACTATTTTGGAGAATTGATTGTATTATACAAGTATGGTAAGAAAGACCATATAACATGGGAGAAAGAAGCTCCTAAAGCTTGGAAAAAGATATCAGAACATTTTGTAGATAAATCTGCAATGTCCAGTGGTAAATGTTTGTCTATAATGACAAATAAAAAAGCTAGTAAAGAATCATTAGAATTGTATTTTGAGAATTTTGTAGGTGACATGATTGGTTTTCTTGACCAGTTAGGGTATCCTGCAGAAAAATTTGAAATATCTATTAAGTTAAAAGAATGAGTAAACAAGACACACTCAGTAAAGCTAGTAAAGATTTAATGTTGAAGGAACCATTTTATGGTATATTCCTTATGAAATTAAATAAACACTGGAGTACAAGAGTACCTACAGCAGGTGTAAGTAAGTTGAACATTAACTATCAGTTAGAAATAAATGAAAAGTTTTGGGCAGACCTTACTGACAAACATAGACAAGGTATTCTCAAACATGAATTATTACATATTGCATTTGGTCATCTATCCACTATCTTTAAGTTTGGTGATAGAAAGTTGGCAAATATTGCAATGGACATGGAAATTAACCAATATATTGAAAAAGGTTATTTACCTGGAGATGAAATAAGTACAGATGACTTCAATGCTTTGAAAGAAGAAGTACAAACAGAAATGGCAGAAGCTCAAGAAAGAGATGCTCCTATAGAAGAATTACAAGCTATTGCTGAAAAACTTCCTAATAGAGGTATCTTGATTGAGGATTATGCAGATTCTAATTTTAATCTTAAAGCTGGTACTAGATATTATTATGATAAACTAAGAGAAGCTAAAGAGAAAAAGAATAAAGATGGTACTTGTGGAGATAAAAATTTAGATGATCTATTTGATCAGATGGATAAAGGAGATGGACCTGATCATTCTACATGGGATGACTTTGAAAACATGTCTGAGGCTGAAGAAAAGTTATTGAATAAACAAATTCAAAAACTATTATCTGATGCTAAAGATGAAACTCTAAAGAAAAGAGGTAGTGTTCCTGGTGAGATAGAAGGTGTTATTGAAGTAGATGAAATAGTACCTCCTAAGTTTGATTGGAAAGGTTACATCCGTAGATTTACTGGAGTAAGTACAAGAGTTTTTTCTAAGAAAATCAGAAGAAAAGAAAACAGAAAGTTTCCTGATAGTCCTGGATTAAAACTCAAAATGAAACAACACATGTTGTTGGCCATTGATACTTCAGGTTCTGTAAGTGATTCAGAACTTGCAGAGTTTATGAATGAAATGCATCATATTTACAAAGCTGGTGTTGATATTACTATTATTCAATGTGATACACAAATTAGATCTATTGAAAAATATAAAGGAGAACATGGGCTTACTGTACATGGTAGAGGAGGAACTGAATTTGATCCTGTCTTAGAATATTTTAATGAAAATAATAAGTTGTATACAAGTCTTGTATATTTTACAGATGGTGAATGTAGTACAGGTGTTTTACCAAAAGGTCCAACTTTATGGGTATTGTCTGAACAGTCATATATGAATGAAAATCTTCCAGGAAGGGTGATCAAGTTAGAACTTTAAAAAGAAAAAAGATGTCAAAAAAGAAAATTGAAAATAGTCAAGTATTGTTGAATGTTACAGAGATGAAAGAATTTATCTCTCACATGGTTGAAAATAATCAGTATATCCAAACTCAAGGAAAAGTTCCTGTTGCAATAAATATTGAAGGTGATGCAGGTCTTGGTAAAACTTCTGCTATTATGCAGTTAGGTAAAGAGATGAACATGCAAGTTGTAAAACTTAATTTATCTCAGTTAGAAGAATTAGGTGATTTAGTTGGTTTCCCGGTTAAAGAATTTGAGATCCAGAACCAAGAAGGTAAAAAGATGTGGATCAATGAAGCTCAGATAGATGCAGCTGTTAAAAAAGGATACCAAGTAGTTGGAAAACGCATGTCACATGCTGCTCCAGAGTGGATACAAGGTAAAGGTGAAGGTGGTTTCTTGATCTTGGATGATTATACCAGAGCTGACCATAGATTCATGCAAGCTACTATGGAGATTTTAGATAGACAAGAATATGTATCTTGGAAACTTCCAAAGAACTGGCATGTTATCTTGACTACTAATCCAGACAATGGTGACTACAATGTTACTAGTTTAGATGTAGCTCAGAAGACTAGATTTATCTCTGTTGGATTAAAATATGATAAAGATGTATGGGCTAAGTGGGCAGAAACTTCTAATATTGATGGTAGATGTATTAACTTTATGTTAATGCACCCAGAATTGGTAACTCAAAGTGTGAATCCAAGAGCTGTAACTACATTCTTCAATGCTATCAGTTCATTCAAGAACTTTAATCAAAAATTACCAATGATTCAAATGATTGGTGAGGGTTCTGTAGGTGTAGACTTTGCAGCAATGTTTACTATGTTTATCAATAATCAACTTGATAAAATCATTTCTCCTGAAGATATCTTGACTAAAGATGAGCAGTATGTAATGAATTCATTGACATCTGCAGTGGGTAAAGATCAAGATTTTAGAGCTGATATTTCAAGTGTAATTGCTACAAGATTGGTAAACTATTCATTGGTGCATGCAGAAACTAAATCTGTTACTGATCTAATGGCAAACCGTTTGATTAAGTTAACTACAGACTGTGAAGCATTTACAGATGACTTAAGATATTACATGATTAAGGAAATTGTGAATGGTAATAAACTCAAGTTTTCAAAACTAATGATGAATAATGAAGTGGTGAAAATGGCTGTCAAATAAATCTGACATAAAGCATTTTCCCTTTTTATTCTATTCATCTAACTAATCAAATACAAACATGAGGGGACGTAATACTCCCCTCTTTTTAATTTAAATGATATGACAGAACAAATATTGCATGTTACTACTAACTTAGGTTACTGGGGTGAAATAAATAAACATGATAATGTTGTAATAAGTATTGAAAGTAAAATTGGAACATTTGACAAGGATGATATATTATCATTATCACTTGCAGAATATGTTCCTCAGAAAGGAGATAAGATTTATTTCTTACCTGGCGTAAATGTACCAAGAGTAAAATTTAAAAATGTAGCTCTTGAGTATGGAATTAAAACTGTAAGAAATCCAAATGATGCTAATGTATTTTTTGGAAATAAATCTACAGCAGATAAAATGACTGAGAGTCAGTGGTCTTACAAAATAGAAACTAAGTATTTAATTGATGCTTTAGATAAAGATAATCTTGACTTAGATGCATTTTATATTGACAAGTTAAATACAGCTTTAGAATTTTATACAAATGAATTCATTACAACTGACCATCCGTTTGCATTAGCAATAATACCTGAAGGAACAACTGTAGATCAAATCAGAGTTATGTCTATCACAGATGATTTTAAAGAACTAGCAAAAGCTACTTCAGGAAAAACCATTTATGAAGAAACAACAATGGTTGATAAATTAAATGGTAAAGATGCAAGTGTTATTGATGAAGACATGTATCAACAGTTGACTACAATGTTTCATAGTTCAGATGATGACAATCATGTATTAGCAATGGAAATTATGGCCAATTGTAAGTACAATGCAAGTCTTGTGTATCTATTGTTATTGTTTAAAAAACAAAATGGTTACATGTATAATTCTAATACTAAAAACCATGTCAACTTCAAGTCTTTGATAAGCTGGATTTCAGATAACATTATGTATAGAAATTCTATGGATGATATATGTAGAATCTT